ATGCCCGAGAAGCTGGTTTGGACCGAATCGCGCGACGCGCAGTTGAGGCGCCTGCGGGCAGGCGGAGCCTCGTGGGATGCCATTGCCGCGAGCCTCGGAATGAGCCGGAACGCGGCGATCGAGCGTGGACGGCGGATCGGAGCGCGGCTGCCGCCGCCACAACAGCGGCCCGAAGCGGAGGACCCCGATCGGCCGCCGCTGTCGCCGGGGCACCCGCTGACCTGGGGTGCAATCAATGCCGACACTTGCCTCGCGGGCACGCCCTATCCGCTGCCGACCCCATGAGCGCGGCGAGCTCTCGCGATGCCGGATCCGCGACAGAGCGAGGGGGAGTTGCGCCGATCCGGCTTGAGCCAGCGGAAGCGACCACGAATCGTTCCCGATCTTCGCGGACGGCGCAGAAAGCCACAGCCGAACGTCATGCGCACGCGCGCGGTGGCGAGGCGAGCGACATGGATGCGGCATTGGTGATCTGCCGGCTCGAGGAGGCTGGCCGCACGCTGCTCGCCTTGCCGGGGACCGGGTGGTCGACACGACTGCGCCTGAGCAAGCTCGAAATCGTGCACAGCGCACTGGAGAGTTACGGCTGGAGCACAAAGGCGGTGCGCCCGGCCGTGCCGTCCGCGACCCGGATCACGGGAATGGACGAGGCGCTCGCATGGATTCCATTAATTCCGCAGGAGCGATATGTCCTGCGCCGAATCGTGGGCGCGCGCGCGCTGGTGCACCCGATCACCGACCGTCATCTGTTCCCGTGGAGACGCCTGGGAGCGGTTTTGAGCGCGGACCACAAGGCGGTGCAGCGCTGGCATGCGCAAGGCATCGACCTGATAGTGACCGCGCTCAACGCCAGCTAGGCGTGCCCGACCCGTGTCAGGGTTTGCCGATTCCAAGGATATTCCCTGGAGCAAATAGTCGGCGCGGTAACGGCTTGGGCGGGTGCAACTCAACGCGCTCGCGGCAGATCGGCGTAGTGTACGTGCCGTTTACGCCGGCCTCGGTCAACATTGCGTCGAGCCGCAAGGCGAACGGCCGGTGCTCCGCGCCCGGCGCATCAAGGCTGGCGTGCACGGCTCCATCCGCGCCGACCGTGCCATGCAGCACCAGGACGCCATCATTGGGGGTGAAGGCGACCGAGCGGTCGCGCGCCACCATCGTCAAGGTGCCTAGCGTTTGCGGTGGGCAGCGCCCGGATTCCGGCGCCACCGGGCCCACCCAGCGCAAATCGTATGACGCACCAAAGGATTCGCGCTTGGTGCAGCCCATCAGTAGAGCGAGAGACAGCGCCGCGAGCCCGACAAGGCGGCCCTGCATCAGAAATGCGAGAGAGTTACCCGAGCGAGGCCCCGGTCGAGGAAACCAAGTTGGCGCGCCGCTTCGCGCGACAAATCGATGATGCGGCGCCGATTGCCGGGCCGATCGGTTATCGTAACGTCAACAAACCGGTCGGACTCCACCAAGCGTACGCGTACGCGCGTTCCGAGCGGCAACCATCGATGGGCCGCCGTCAGTTCGTTCTGATCGAAGCGTCGGCCGCTCGACGTGATGTGACCCTGATGCCGCGGGCCGTACCACGAGGCGATGCCGCTTTCAATGGTGTGGCGATCGAGCGGGTCATCCTTCGCATTGCTGGTATCACGTGCATCGGTGAAAGCTGCCGAATCGTCGGGAGCCGAGGGGAACGCCAATTCTCCGCCCTGCCTTGCATGAAGATAGCGGTCCGCGCGAACGTGGCGCAGCCCGGCGGTGCTGCGTCGATGCGAGCTCGCGACGCGGTGTTTTGAATCCGGCACGTTGTCGGCATAGGCAGGCGCCGCGAACAGCATCACCGAGGCGACTACACCGGGTATAACTCGAATCGTTCGTGCGACCATCAAGACCTCCCCATAAATGAATGAACCAGACGAGCGGCGTTGGGGCGACATTAAGCACCATTGAGCCGGACGGCATTGGCATGGAGCCCCACGGGGCTTTTCTAAGCATGGCCTTCGCGGAGCTTCCAAGATGCTGTCCTTCCCCAGATGCTACTATACAGCGCTTGTGTGGCCATGGAGCACTTGTGTGGCCAGTTGCAGATTCGCAATGGATATTACGAGCTGACTACACGCATAAACCAGATCATACGATCCGGTTGAACGGGGAACTCCGTCGGGCACGTGCTGCTTTGGCAGATTGTCAAGCCATTACGAATACGACGGAGCCGATACTTCCGTATCGCCGATAATTATACACCGCATCTTGTTTTGCCGCTTAATTATCACAGCGCCCATGCGGGAAGCCCTCGGTGCCGGCCACGGCGTTCCATACGAAGATGCCGTCGCGAGGCGCTGATTTTGTTGGTTTGCAACTATCGAGTGGACCGTTCTGGAAATCGGAACAGCACCGCACCATGCGCCAATTAGTCTGCTTGCAGCAGCTGTCGGCGATCTCCCTTGAGCCTGCTCGAGCAGCCGGATCGTCGACGGTCGACCGCAAGGTGTGTTGCACGTCGGACACAGCTCCGGCTGCTGCAGGAAATCTGGTTGGTCAGCGCAGAAGACGCTTGCCCAAGCACCCCAATAAGTGCTATGAAAATTTTCATGATGGCGCAGTGTGCGGATCGACGTAGCTGGTGCGGGATGGCAGCGGTAGGGGATTGCTGGTGCCGCTGAAGCTCTTTGCTTCCGGCGGAGTTTGTGCGTGAGGTAAAGCAATGGCGGTGTAGCGCCGAGTTTTGCACCCCTGGCGACCCCGGTGGTCTCTTTTACAAGCGCAATCACTCGCAGCCGACGCAACCCCACTGCTAACCCGATGCCAGGTTCAAGGGAATTGCCGCGAGACGAGCTGTGTGCGGCGATGCGGACCTGTTTGCTTGAGTGGGCGCGCGTTGCCGTGGCTCCGCTCGGGCAGGAGCCGGCCAAGCACCACAAGCTCATAATTGCCGAATTGGAGGCAGTCGGCCGCGGCCAAACCGACCGCCTGATGCTGCTGTTGCCACCGGGCTCGGCAAAATCGACCTATGCGTCGGTTCTTTTCCCGGTCTGGTGGTTCACGCAGCACCCGCAGAGCGCAGTCCTCGCCGCGGCGCACACCGCCAATCTGGCCACGCATTTCGGGCGCCGAGCGCGCAACCTTGTGGCGGAATACGCGGGCCAGCTGGGATACGGGCTGGCCCGCGATGCGCACGCCGCGGCGAATTGGGACACCGATCGCGGAGGAAGCTACTTCGGTGTCAGCATGCACGGTCCGATCATCGGTCGTCGGGCCGACCTTGTATTGATCGACGATCCGGTAAAGTCGCTGCGCCACGCCAACAGCTTCACGTCGCGCGAGCAGGTTTGGGAGTGGTACCGCGCCGACCTCAACCCGCGCCTGAAGCCTGGTGGTCGAATCGTACTGATCATGTCGCGATGGCATCAGGACGATCTGGCTGGACGCCTTCTCGCCGAACAAGCAACCGGTGGCGATGCATGGCGCTGCCTCCGCCTGCCGATGCTGGCGGAAGACAACGATCCGCTGGGGCGCGTCGCGGGAGCGCCGCTCTGGCCAGACTGGGAGAATTCGGCCGCACTGTCGCGCAGACGGGGCGCTATTGGCGAACGCGCCTGGGCAGCACTCTATCAGCAGTCGCCGCAATCGCTGGAAGCGCTGCTGTTCCGCGTCGCGCGCATTGAGGTGATAACCGCCGCCCCCGTGTTAGCTCAAGCCATCGCGAGGGGCAGGAGCGCAAACCGGCCGCAGGCAGTGCGCGCGTGGGACCTGGCTGCGACCGCCGCGATCGACGGGCGTGATCCCGACTGGACCGTCGGCGTGAAGCTGTTGCGCGATGGTTCGGGCCGATTTGTCGTGGAAGATGTTGTTCGCCTGCGCGTGGGCCCACACGCGGTCGAGGAGGCGATCGTGCGTGCCGCGGTGGAGGATGGGCGCGGCGTGACCGTGGCGCTTGCTCAAGACCCGGGCCAAGCGGGTCGGGCGCAGGTCTTGTACCTGGCTCGGCAGTTGGCGGGGTACCATGTCAGTGCCAGCCCCGAAAGCGGCGCGAAGATCAGCCGTGCCATGCCGGTTGCGAGCCAAGTGGATGCCGGAAACGTGGCGATCGTGAGCGCTCCCTGGAATCGCGCGTTCCTCGAGGAGCTGCGCGAGTTTCCGCACGGCGCCAAGGACGACCAGGTCGACGCGCTCGCACGTGCCTTCACGCATCTTGTTGACGCGGCGCTACCCGCGCGTCAGGTCACTTTACCGCTGCTGCAGCGGTGATATCGGCGTAATCCGCGTGAGCCCAGCAACTACTGACGCTTATCCAGAGTTCCATGTTCGACACCATCGTTGGGCTGATCCGGCGCGATCCGGCGTATCCGGAGCGGACATGGCGAATGGAAATACTTCGCCGTGTCCTCAACGGCACACTATATGACGTACTCTCCTACCAGTTCCACGATGAGCGCGGCGCCGGCGGTGAATATATCCCGTTGCGCAGGCGGCGCCCAAGCGTGCGATACGCGCTCTGCCGCGTGGTGGTCGAGGATAGCGTCGCGCTCTTGTTCAGCGAGGGACACTTTCCGCGCATCGATTCCCCGGATCACGCGGTGCGCGAGTTTCTTGCCGACCTGGCGCATGAAACGCGCTTGAACGAGGTGATGACCGACGCCGCGCTGCGGGGATCGGTCGGGTCGATCGCGGTGCTGATGCGGGTCTTGCGCGGCCGCGTGTTCTTCAATGTGCTGGAGACCACCTACTTGGCTCCCGTATGGGACGTGGAGGTCCCGGACACACTCGAGAGCATTACCGAGAAATACAAAGTTTCAGGCACACTCCTGGCCGCTCAGGGCTATACGGTCGCAAATCCCGCCGCCGAGTATTGGTTCATGCGCCGCTGGGATAGCATGAACGAAACCTGGTTCCTGCCATGGGCGGCGAGCTCGACCGAGGCCGAGCCGGAGGTCGACGAGGCACGCACCGTCCGTCACGGGCTTGGCTTCGTGCCCATTGTCTGGATCCGAAACCTGCCCGGACCAAGCGCCACCGGTGACGATATCGACGGCGCCTGCACCTTCAGCGCGGCAATCGCTACTTCGATCGAGATCGATTACCAGCTCAGCCAGGCGGGGCGAGGCCTTAAGTACAGCTCCGATCCAACCTTGCTGATCAAGGAGCCTGCCGGTACGGATTCCGAGATTGTCAAGGGCGCCGGCAACGCCCTCGTGGTTAGCGAGAAGGGTGACGCGAAACTTCTGGAAATCGGCGGCACCGCCGCCGGTGCGGTGATCGAGTATGTGCGCACTCTCCGGGAGTTGGCGTTGGAAAGCGTGCATGGCAACCGCGCCGATGCCTCCAGATTGACCACCCCGGCATCCGGCAGGGCACTGGAGCTGATGCACCAGGGCCTGATCTGGCTCGCTGACAATCTGCGCATCAGCTATGGCGAGGGCGCGCTTTTGTCACTCGCCCGCATGGTGTTGCGGGCTGCCCAGAAGTACCCGCTCCTTGTATTCGGGGTGCCGGCGCCGCGTCTGGACGCTAGCGCGCGCCTCAGCCTGCAGTGGCCGCGCTGGTATCCGTCGACCGCGGATGACCGGCAGAAGGACGCGCAGACATTGAGCGCGCTCGCCGCCGCCGGGCATGTCAGCCGCGAGACCGCGGTGAACACGATCGCAGACACCTACGATATCGAGGACATTCCAGCGGAGCTCGCCCGCATCGCGCAGGATCAGTCGACAAACCAGAGGAAGAGCTGATGTCGGAAAGCGAATCGGAGCGGCCGGAGACATCGGCTGCCCAGGATGAACCGTCCATCGATAACCTGCGCGCCCAAGTAGCCACGCTGCAGCGGACGCTGCAGGAAACATCGGAGGCCGGCAACGCGCGCGTCGTGCAAGCGGAGCTGAAAAACGCCGCACTGCAAGCCGGAATGGTCGACCTCGACGGGTTGAAATTGCTCGATACCGCAAAAGTCAAGCTCAATGAGCAGGGCGAGATCGAGGGCGCCACGGAGCTGATGAGGGAGTTGAAGGGTCAGAAGCCGTGGTTGTTCGGGGGCGCGTCCTCGTCCTCGCGGGCGAACCCGCCGCCAGCGCATCCGCCGCGCGCCAAGGCGGCGACCGAGATGTCGCCGGAAGAGTACCGTGCGGCGCGTGCCGAGATGCTGCGCCGTCGATAGTCAGGGCCGTGCCGTGTTTCTTTCAGATTGATAGAGGGACGAGATGGGAATCCAGAACTTTCCCGCGACGCTGCAGCCGATCATCCAGCAGGGCTACCTGGAGCGGGAATTCGAGCAGGCTCTGCACTCACGGCTGGGCTATCGCGCGGTCACCGATCGCGAGGAGTTTGCCGTCGGGATCGGCGAGACGCTGACCAAGACCCGCGCCGGCCTGAAGCCGTCAATCACCACGCCATTGGCGTCAGCGTCCAATACAAATCTCGACAACGGATTGACCCCGCAGTACTTCTCGGTTGAGCAGTACACGCTGAGCATCAACCTGTATGCGGCGACCACCGACCTCAACATGGTGACCAGCGGAGTCGCGATTGCGTCGGTTTTCTTGCAGAACGCCGCAATCAATGGTGAGCAGGCCGCGCGCAGCCTGGACGAGCTTGCGCGCAATGCCCTGTTTGCGGCCTATTTCGGCGGCAACACGAGGGTTACTACCACGCTCGGGTCTCCGAGCCCAAGCGTCACGGTCGATGACGTGCGCGGCTTTCAGTACGTCTTCGTCAACGGCGTGCAGACCCCGGTGGGAGGCTCGGCAACGCTGACCGTGACCCTGGGTAGCGATGTCTACACGCTGGTCGGTTGCGCAGTCGATGCCGTCAATGTTTCGGCAACGCCAGGAGGCATATCCGGAACCCTGACCTTTTCGAGCAATGTCGCGGTGTCGGACGGCACCGTCGGGCAGACGGTTCAGGCGGCAAACGCCAGCGTGATCGTTCGGCCGGCGGGGCGGGGCAATACATCGCAGCTCACTCCGACGGATACGCTGACGATGTCGGCGCTGCTCGACGCGGTAGCCAAGCTCCGGCTGAACGCGGTGCCAGAGATCGATGGAGTGTACAACTGTTATCTCGACCCGGTCTCGGCGCGGCAGCTGTTTGCCGATCCGGATTTCAAGCAGTTGTTCATGGGAGCAACATCGGCGAACCAAGTGTTCCGTCAGGGGATGGTGAACGGCTTCCTCGGACTACGCTTCATACCGACGACGGAGGCCTTCGTTCAGGCACATCCGTCGATCACCGGCCTCAACGTGCGGCGGCCGATCATCTGCGGTCAGGGTGCGCTCATCGAGGGCGATTACGCCGGGATCAGCGCGAGCGACGTCGCGCCCAAGGACTCGATCGTGCATGTAGTCGATGGCGTCGCGATGGTAACGCGCGAGCCGATCGACCGCCTGCAGCAGATCATTGCCCAATCCTGGTACTGGATCGGCGGCTTCTGCACACCCTCGGACATTACCACCAATCCGACAACAATCCCCACGGCCACCAACGCCACCTACAAG